AGACTTTGATACTTTTGGAAGTATCACAGCACAGGCAATCGGCGGAAATCTCACATATAGCGGACTTGTAGCCGCAAATGGAGACATAGCCACACACGGCGGTATCATGAACGGTATCGTACTTGCACCTCAGGGTAAATCCCTGCTTCTTGGTGCAACCGATAACGACAGGAGACCTCTGTTTATCAACAACGTATCTGAGGGTGCTGTGCCGGTTGTACTTGGTGCAAGAACCATCCAGAGCAAGGGTGCATACGTTGCAGGAACACCCAACAAAGTCGGCGTTGCCGGTGATTGGACACAGGCAATGTACGGAACCGTCGAAGGTGTTGTTATCAGCTATTCTGAGGATGCAACACTTGTGAACGGCGATGATACCATCAATCTCTTCCAGCAGAACATGTTTGCTGTCAGGGCAGAAATCGAAGTCGGATTCCGTGCCGATACTTCCGTATTCAATGCACTCACAGACGCAACATCATGATCAAGCTGATCAACAAGACCACAGGCACACCCATGTGGGTGGATGAGTCTCGCAAAGATGAGTATTTGGGGGCAGGGCATAAACTTGCCCCCACTTCCACGGAACATCACGCAGACACTCCCAAGGATGAGCCGAAATTAAAAGCCAACAAAAGGGTTAAATAATGGCATACGCAACAGTTGATGATATTCAAAATCGAATAAACCGGGAATTGACCGAAGCGGAGCAAGAACGAATAGGATTCCTGCTTGATGATGCGGCGTTATTCATTGACGCAACCGGCACCAAGGCAAGTGATGATTTAAAGCGTCTTGTAACCTGCAATATGGTCATTCGTGCCATTGACAACGGTGATAGTGATATTCCTATGGGAGCCACACAGGGCTCAATGTCCGCACTTGGCTATTCACAGTCTTGGACGGTCTCAGGCGGTTCATACGGTGAGTTGTACTTGACCAAAAAGGACAGGCAATTGCTTGGTGTTGGTAATCAGATCGGATCATACTCACCGACACAGGAACTCACAGGAGCAAACGCATGAATGGCACAACGGTTACTTTATATGAGAAAGTGGAGACCGGCAAAGACCCATTGGGTAATCCGATTTATGAGGAGACACCCATTGAGGTGGGTGATGTTCTGATCGGAGAGCCTACCACGGATGATGTTGACACATCCATATCATTGTTTTCCAAAAAGATAACCTATATGTTAGGGATTCCGAAGGGAGACACGCATAATTGGGTGGATAAACATGTGTCTTGGGTGGATTCTTACGGGCATACATTCCATGTTCGCACTTTTGGATATCCCATAACAGGCATAGAAGCCAACATACCCACAAGATGGCATCAGAAAATAAGGTGTGAGCAATATGGGTAAGGTTAAGTTTGAACTAAACCTAAAAGGGCTAAACGAATTGATGAAATCCCCAGAGATGCAGAATGCATTGATGAATGCAGGGCAGGCGGTGGCTAATGTCGCAAATGGTGACACAGCCGGTTACACCCTCAGATGGATAGGCACTTGTAATGTGTTCCCTGATTCCCAAGAAAGCGCACACGACAATTTCAAGAACAACACACTACTCAAAGCGGTATCAAGTGTGGGGTTAAAGCAAACAAAATGATTGAGCAATATCTGATTGAGAAACTGAATAATTCGGAGTTGCAGGATGTTGTATACACTCAGCAACCCGAAGAAAAGCCAGAACGGTTTTACACTTTGGAAAAGACGGGCGGTGGGTTTTACAACCAGATAAGTGAATGCACAGTCATTGTGAAGTCCAATGCCCCCACGCTATACGAATCCGGTTTGATGAATGATGCCCTCAAAAGGGCATTTTTTGATTTGGTCAAATATCCCGAAGTATCAAGGGTTTATTTGAATTCTGATTATAACGATACAGACCCAACAACTCAGCAGAACCGATATGCGGCGGTTTTTGTTGTTACCTATTATGAAGGGAGTTAAAAATGGCTAATACTGCAACTAATGTATCTACAGGCAAACCGAAGGTTGCCGGTGGTGTATGGGTTGCCCCCTTGGGAACCACATTACCCACAGATGCCACAACGGCACTTGATCCGGCTTTTACCTGCCTTGGCTATGTGTCAGAGGATGGCTTGGAGAATTCCAATGAAATGGACGTTTCAAGCATCAAGGCATGGGGCGGCATGATCGTGTATAGATCACTCAATGAGTTAGATGATTCGTTTAGTCTTGCACTTATCGAATCCGAGAATGTGGACGTGCTGAAAACTGTATACGGTGCAGACAATGTTACCGTGGATTCACAGACCGGCAATGCCACAGTTAACATCATTGCGGAAGACCCTACAGAGCAGGTTTGGGTATTCGAACTTGCACTCAGAGGTGGCAAGGCAAAGCGTATTGTTATCCCGGACGGTGCTATCACATCCCGTGAAGCAATAACCTACAACGATTCTGATCCAATAGCATACGGCATCACAGTTAGTGCATACCCGGATGCTAACAACAAGACTCATACAGAGTATCTGGAAGGTTAAGGGGGCATTATGGTCAAGGGGAAAACCAAAAGTGGCATTAAGTTTGAAATCGATGAGCGTATAAAGGATGATGCGAGGGCGTTGTACTATCTCACAGCGTTACAAAAGCCAGACATAGAACCTATGGTGGCATCGAAACAAATATTCAATCTATTTGAATTGATGTTCGGTAGTGACGATGGGATTATAAATTTCATGAACGCAGTTGCAGAATCTAACAATGGCGTGTGTGATACAAAAACAATGCTTACTGAATTGACAGATATGATGGAGTCCATAGACGCAAAAAAATCTTGATCCTTGCAAGTGTTATCGCATCTTGTGAGGATGAGTTTATATGCGATATGACTGAGACATATGGTATCTATGACTACAAGGGGTTGCCACCAATGACGTGTGCAACCCTTTGTTGTGGTCTCCCGGATGATTCCAGAGTGAAACGGAAATTAAGCAACATGAAGTTGTCACTAACAGAAATGTTGTTGGCACTCATAGTTGATGGAATAAATACACTTATTTGGCAACCTACAAAAGACGGTAGGAAGGGCAGGAACAAACCCGAATCCCTTTTTAAGAAGCTGATGGGGTTGGATAAGAAACCCAAGGACGAGTTGCAGGCATTTGATGATGCAGATGCCTTTGATGCTTGGTATAGGAGCAAACATGAGTGACATAGGTAAGGCTTATGTGCAAATAGAGCCTACGGCAAAAGGTATATCAAAGAAAGTTGAAGCCGAATTAGGTGACGCAGGTGCATCCGGGGGTAAATCCTTTTCAAAAGGTTTTGCCTCCGTAATCGGGAATGGTGGCAAAGCAATGGCAGGTGTTGCGGTGGCAGGTGCCACAGCCGTTGCCGGTCTAACTTCTGCATTGGTGAATGGCGCAAGCGGTGTTGCTCAGTATGGTGACAATATTGATAAGATGTCACAGAAGATGGGTTTATCTGCTGAATCTTATCAGGAATGGGATGCCGTGATGCAACATTCTGGCACTTCCATGGAGACCATGAAGACATCTATGAAAACCCTTGCAAGTGCGGCAGAGACGGGCAAGGATGCATTTGATGCACTTGGTATCTCACAGGAAGAACTTGCGAATATGTCGCAGGAACAATTGTTTGAAGCCACAATTGCCGGTTTGCAGAATGTAGAAGACACCACACAGAGAACATACTTAGCCGGGCAATTACTTGGCAGAGGTGCAACCGAATTGGGTGCATTGCTCAATACATCCGCAGAAGATACCCAAGCCATGAGGGATCGTGTGCGTGAATTGGGCGGTGTTATGAGCGGTGATGCGGTTAAAGCATCTGCACAATTTCAAGACCAATTGCAGGATATGCAGACAGCTTTTCAAGGCATATCCCGTAATATGTTATCCGAATTTCTGCCCAACATCACACAAGTAATGTCCGGGCTTACTGAAATATTTAGTGGTAATGATGGTATAGGACAGATCACCGAGGGAATCAACGGTATCGCAACAAGCATTACGCAGGCATTGCCCAAAGTGATGGAAGTAGGCACCGAGATTGTCAAAGCCATTGTAGATGCCCTTATCACTAATTTGCCATCTATTATGCAGACAGGCACACAAGTATTATTGGAACTTGTTAATGCCATTGTGACAGCATTGCCGCAGATTGTTGAAGTGGGTATACAGATTCTTGCACAACTAATAGAGGGCATAACTCAGGCACTTCCAACTTTAATTCCTGCAATTATTCAAGCCATAGCACAGATCACCCAGACATTTTTTGATAATCTGCCTATGCTTATTGAAGCAGGCATACAGATTGTTAATGGTCTAATACTTGGGTTAGTGCAAGCGTTGCCCATGCTTATTGAGCAATTGCCTACTATTATACAAAGCGTAATAAATGCAATTGTTACGGCGTTACCATTGCTGATAGAAGGTATGATACAGTTGGTAACAGGCATAGTTGCGGCGTTACCTCAGATAATCCAGGCACTAATTGACGCATTACCTCAGATAATAAATGCAATAGTGCAAGGGTTTATAACAGGATTACCGGCACTTATTGAAGGTGCCATAATGCTTGTGACTCTATTGGTTGCCAATCTTCCAACAATTATCATGGGACTAATACAGGCAATACCCCAGATTATAACAAGCATAGTGCAGACGATAATTGCAAATGCGCCTATGTTCATTACGGCGTTA